CGGCCGGGCACGGCCACGACCACCAGGAGCACATCCCCCATGAACATGGCCAACTACGCCAAGGGCCTGCTCGACGAGCTGGACGGCGCGATCCGGACCGGCGCCACCGGGCTCGCCGCGGACATCCGCGCCGAACTCGAGAAGGTCGCCCCGGCCGCCCGCCGGCACATCGCCGACCTGTACGGCATGGTCGAGGAGAAGGTCATCAAGACCGCCGACGGCCAGGAGGTCGAGAACAAGCTGGTCGCCGACCTCAAGGCCGTCGGCACCCGGCTCGACGCCGCTCTCGGAGCCCCGGCAGACACCACCACGCCGCCGGCCGCCAAGTAGCCGCGGTGCGCTCGCATCACGACGAGCTGCGCCGGCACCTGCGCCGGGTTCGGTCTCAGCACCGGGCCCGGCGCCCGCGCACCGGGCACCGCTCGCACGTCGGCAGCACCCACCGGCACCGGCCCGGCGCTCACGGACACCACCACAAGCAGGCCCACCACACCCGCCACCACCGCCGCCAGGGTCCGCGCCTGCACCACGCCAAGCGGCACAGCAAGGGCCGCCACCTGCGCCGCGCCAAGCACCTCCCGCGCCACCCCCGTGCCCGCCGCCGGCAGGCAGCTCGGCACCGCACCCGCCTGCAGCACCACCGCCACCAGCGCACCGCCCACCGCCGCGCCAAGCAGCTGGCCCGCCACCGCCGCAAGGCCGCCCACCGGCGCACCCTGCACCACCACCGCCTGCAGCACGCCGCGCACCGCCACCACCGCCGGGCCGCGGCCCGCCACCGCCGCGCCCACCACGCGGCCCGGCACCACCGCACCGCGCACCACCAGCACCGCCGCGGCGCCCACCTTCGCCACCACCGCCGATACCGCTGACCGGGAGGTGTGATGGCGCAACTGATCTACTACCTCGGCCAGGACGTGGCCCTGGCGGTCACCGTGCTGGACGACAACGGCAATCCCGCCTACGGCAGTCCCACCGTGCTGACCGTCACCGCTCCGGACGGGACGGTCACCACACCGGCCACCGTGTCCACCGGCGTCGGCACCTACACCGCGATCGTGCCGTCCGTTGCCCTGGCCGGCGTGTACGTCTACCGGTGGACCGCGACCAACACCGGCCTCAACTTCGCCAGCGAGGGACAGTTCCAGGTCCGGCCGTCCGGCGCCGAGCAGATCGTCGACCTGGCCTCGGTGAAGGCCCACCTCAACATGCCCGCGAACAGCACGGCCAACGACTACGAGCTGCAGGGGTTCATCCTCGCCGCCACCGAGCAGGCCAGGGACCACTGCGGCCCGGTGATCCCCGAGCAGCACACCCAGTGGTTCGACGGCGGCCGGCAGACCCTCTCCCTGGACTGGCTGCCGCTCGCGAGCGTCCAGTCCGTCACCGAGTACTACGGCCTGGCCGCCTTCCCCATCACCGAACAGCCGTTGGGCAGCCAGACCAACGCCTTCGCGTTCACCGCCGACTACTCCACCGGCCAGCTCACCCGCCGCACCTTCGGCGGCCAGGCCGCGCTGTGGGCCATCGGGCAGAAGAACATCAGGGTCGTCTACACCGCCGGCCTGGCCGGGCAGATCTCGTACACCGTGCGCCTGGGCGCGCTCGAGCTGATCCGGCACCTGTGGCAGCTCACCCAGCAGGGCGGCCGGCCCAGGATCGGCGGCTCCGCGCTCGACGGCGACGTGCACGTGCCGACCGGCTTCGCCCTGCCCGACCGGGTCATCGAGCTGTGGGCGCCGAAGCGCCGGCCGCCGGGGATCGCCTGATGACCACACCGATCGGATCCATCCCCGCCAGCTCCATCCCGGCCGCCCGCGCCTGGCTGCTCGCCCAGCTGCAGGCCGTCCTCAAGCCCGACCCGGCCTCGCCCGCCTCCGAGTTGCTGGTGTGCGACGGCGAACCGGGCACGTACCAGCCCGACGACATCGTGTACCTGGGCGACGTCCACCAGACCTACGACCCTCAGTCCACCGTCGGCACCGGCGGCCCGCAATGGCTGCGCGAGGACTACGAGATCACCCTGCACGTCGACGTCTTCCGCGGCGGCGACGACCCGACCACCTGCTTCGCCCGCGCCCGCACCCTCGCGGACCTGGCGGTCGCCGTCGTGCGCTCCGACCCGTCGCTCGGCGGCGCGGTCGACCGGGCCCGCCCGCACACCGCCACCCACACCACCGGCTGGGACGCCGACCACAAGGGCCGCACCGTGGCCGTCGAGCTGTCCGTCGCCTGCCTCAAGACCCTCTGACCGAAGGGGACTTCACCTTGCCCGCCTACACCTACACCGGCGACCCGGGCCGCTACTACCCCAACCTCGGACTGATCGCGAACCCGGGCGACACCGCCGTGCTCCCGGCCAACCCGGACCCGGCCCGCTGGACCCCGCCGGACACCGCCCCGCCGGCCGAGGCGCCCAACGTGCCCGGGCCGCCGACCGATCCGGCCCCCGTCCAGCCCGCGACCGCGGCCGCCGCCATGCCGACTGCCGCCCCGGCTGCGCTGGACGATCCGGCGCCGACCGCGACCCCGGAGGGCTGAGCCGTGCCCAAGCCCACACACCTCACCCAACTCGGCTGGGGCAAGGAAGCCTCCGGCACCATCGGCACCCCGGCCGCCCCGACGCTGTGGACACCGTGGAAGACCCTGACGCCGAAGGACGACGTCAAGATCCTCGAGGACACGAACGTCCGCGGCGCCCCGGTCGCCTCCTACGGCTCCCAGCCTGGCCCGCGCGGCTCCGAGCTGACCTGGGGCGGCGACGTGTTCGCCGATACCATCGGCATCCCGCTGGTGTCCCTGCTCGCCGACGTCGTGGTCACCGGCTCCGCCGCCCCGTACTCGAGCGCGTTCTCGACGCTGTGCAGCGGCGACACCCAGCCGCCGACCTGGACCGCGACGCTGTTCGACCCGCTGGGCACCTGGCAGTACCCGGCCCTGCAGGTCTCGGAGTTGCAGTTCAAGTGGAACGCGGACGGGTTCTTCGCCTACACCGCGAAGGCCACCGGCTGGGGCTACCTCACCGGCTCGGCGCCCACCACCTCCTACTCCGGCGTCAAGCCGCAGGCGAACTGGAACATCCTCAGCAAGATCGCCGGGACGCAGATGTTCGTCCAGGAGGGCGAGCTGACGATCAAGCGGAAGGTCGAGGCGATCCGCGGCGCCAACGGCACCCAGAACCCCTACAGGATCTGGTCCGGCGACGTCTCGGTCGACGGCAAGCTCACGCTGATCATGGAGGACACCTCCCAGCGCGCCGCGTTCCAGGCGGTCACCGCCCAGTCTCTGGACGTGGCGTACACCCAGGGCACGGGCGCGACGCAGACCGGCCTGGACCTGCACTGCACGCAGGCCGTGTACACCGACGGCACCCCGACGTACGGCAAGGACTACATCGAGCTGCCCGTCACCTTCAAGGCGGACGCCAACATCACCGACATCGGTGCGAGCGGCGGCTACAGCCCGATCAAGGCGACGCTCACCAACGCCCTGCCGTCCGGCACCTACCGATAGGAGCACCACCAGAATGCAGCGCGTGACCCTGAAGGCCGGCGGCTGGGCGGACCTGCGCGACGTCGCCGAGATCCCCGAGCGGCTGCGGCGCCCGGTGCGCCGGATACAGATGCTGCTCGCCGGGAGCCCGGCGTTCGCCGACGTCGCCAAGGACGGCCCGGCCTCGGCCGCGGACATCACCGACGAGCAGGCCGCCGCCATGGCCGCCAAACTCGGCGACTCCTACGACCTGATCGACCAGCTGCAGGACCGGTCCATCATGCAGCGTGTCATGGGCTGGTCCTACGGGCCGGAGGTGACGCTCGACGCTCTGCAGGATCTGCCGGGCGTGGTGTACGACGAGCTCGGCCAGCTGTGCAAGGACGGCGCCCTGGACACCGGCCTGAACACCTCGCCGTCGCCGGAGGAGGCGAGCCCTACCGCGCCCTCCAACGTCTGAGGACCGCGCTGGAGGGGCGATTCGACTACCCGGCCGAGCAACTGCCCATGGAGCACTACCGGTTCTGGCGGCTGTGCCAGGTCGTCGGGCCGCCGCCGACCTGGATGGACCTGCCAGCGGTCGACCTCGACTGGGTGCTCGCCATCGACGACACCGTCGCCCGGGCCCGGGCCAATCTCGAGAGGGAGAAGGCCGATGGGTGAGATCGGGATCCGGATCGAGGGCGTGCGCGAACTCGAGGCCGGCCTGGAGCGGATGAGCCGCGACATCGACAAGGCCACCGTCGCCGCGCTGAAGGCGACCCAGAACCTGGCGAAGAAGTCGGTGCGGTCGCTGATGCGCGGCCGGCCGCGCTGGAGCCACCGCGGGAAGTCCTCCCGCACCGGCGAAGGCGTCGAGACCGGCATGAACCCGCGCCACCAGCCACGCCAGGGCGGCCCCGGCCGGCTGACCGGCACCCTCGCCCGCGGCGTCGGCGGCGTCCGCAAACCGCACAAGACCCCGCAAGGGTTCGAGGGCGGCGTCGGCGTCGGCGGAGGCGTCCGCAACCTCTACAAGCGCCGCGCCGAAGGCGCATACCCGTACCTCAAGCCCGGCGTCGACCGGGCCACGCCCGGCTTCGAGGCGGTCTGGTTCAAGGCCTGGGGCCGCGCCACCCGCAGCTAGCGATCTACGTCATGGAGTCAACTATCAATCTGCCGGGCGCGGTTGAACCGCCGACTTCCCGGTGAAGTGGAAGTCGGCGGTTCACGAACCTACCGCACACGGTGGCTCAGAGGTGCAGGTCAGGGTTTCGAGATCCGCCCTGCTTCTTGGACAGCTTCAAGATCAATCCCCTGAGCTTCCTGAAGAGCGCTGCGGCCAGGGAGCGGACCTTCTTGGCCGGCTTCTCGAGAGCAGCGCGCACATCGCCGATCGCCTTGATCAGCACACCGATTGCTGTCACCAGTGCGGTGGCCGCAACCACCGTCTTGTTCAGCGTGTCCAACCAGTGGACCATGGCCAGCCCTCTCTGATTTCTCGGGGAGAGGAAACCCGGGCAGGCACAAAAAAGGAACCCATCCGAGTTCCTTTCCTGATTCTGCATGCCACCGTGCGGCGGCCCGTTCGGGCAGCTGCACTGCGGCGAGGCCACCCTGGCGAAGCCGGTGGTAACCGGACTCACCGTACCTCGCGGTCGCCCGGAACCCCAAAGTCGATCACCGGCTCGCTCTCGTGCCGCCCCGCCCCGACGCGGTCACACCAGGAGGTGAACGAGCTTGCCTAGCCTGCCCCCGATTTTCGTCGAGTTCCTCGGCCGCAACACCGGCGTGAAGACCGCGATGGCGGACGTGCGGCGCGAGTCGAAGGTGACCGCCGAAGAGTCCGAGACCGCGTTCGGCACCGCCGGACGTCTCAGCGCGGCAGCGATCGCCGGTATCGGCCTCGCGGCAGCCGGCGCCGCCGCCGGTGCGGTCAAGATGGCCGCCGACTTCGAGAGCCAGATGACCCGGGTGCGTACGGGCGCGGGCGAGACCGCCGCGAACATGCAGATGGTCAGCCAGGGTGTGCTGGCGATGGCCGGCCAGGTGGGCCAGTCCACCGCCCAACTGACCGCCGGTCTCTACACGGTGGAGTCCGCCGGCTACCACGGTGCGGACGCGCTTGCCGTGCTGAAGAACTCGGCGATGGGTGCGAAGGTCGGCGCTGCGGACCTCGGCACTGTGGCGGACGCGGTCACGACCGCGATGAACGCCTACAAGATGTCGGCGGACCAGTCCGCGCAGGCCACCAACGCCCTGATTGCCACGGAGGGGCAGGGAAAGACGACGCTCGAGGCACTCTCGGGGGCCATGGCCACCGTGCTGCCGACCGCGGCGACTGCGAAGGTCGGACTGACCGAAGTCCTCGGCGCGATGGCAACGATGACCGCCCAGGGCACCCCGGCGGCCGACGCCGCGACCTACCTCAAGCAGGTCATCTCCCAGCTGTCCAACCCGAGCGGCAAGGCCGCGCAGGAGATGCAGTCGCTCGGCCTGAACGCCGTCCAGGTCTCCCAGAACCTCGGCAAGAACGGCCTGGCCAGCACATTGGAGATGCTGACCGGCGCAATCGAGAAGAAGATGGGCCCGGCCGGCACCGTGCTGGTCGAGCACCTGCAGAAGGCCGCGAAGAACTCCAGCGACTTCCAGAAAGTGTTGGCCGCCCTGCCGCCCGCGCAGCAGACCTACATCGGCGCGCTCGCGAACATGGTCGGCGGCACCAAGAGCATGCAGGCCGCGCTCGAGCTGACTGGCCCGCACCTGGCCGACTTCAAGGCGAACACGTCCACGATCGCCGAGCACGTGAAGGCCGGCGGCAACGGCATCGAGGGCTGGGCCGAGGTCCAGAAGACCCTCAACCAGAAGCTGGCCGAGGCGAAAGCCTCGCTGCAGGCGGTCGCGATCCAGGTCGGCCAGCAGCTGATGCCGGTGGTGAAGGCCGCGGTCGGGGTGATCGCCGACGGCGCCTCCTGGCTGGCCAAGCACACCGGCGCGGCCAAGGCGCTGGCGATCGTCATCGGCGGCGCCCTGGTCTTCGCGCTCGCCGCGCTCACTGCCCAGATGTACGAGGTCGCCGCAGCCGCCGCGGTCAACCCGGTCACGTGGATCATCCTCGGTGTCATCGCGCTGATCGCGGCCGTCGTGCTTCTGGTGATGCACTGGCGGCAGGTCTGGGGCGAGATCAAGAAGATCGCCGCCGAGGTCGGCTCGGCGGTCGCCGGCGCCTGGCGCTGGGTCGAGCGCGAGACGTCCGCCGCCTGGCGGTCGGTGGCCAGCTGGGCCACGGGCACCTGGCGTTCGATCGCCGCGTTCTTTGTCGGCGCCTACCACGCCGTGGTCGACCCGGTGGTCGCCGCCTGGCACTGGGTCGAGCGCGTGACGTCGGAGGTCTTCGGCGGGATCGCCGGGTTCTTCCGCAGATGGTGGCCGCTGCTGCTGGTGATCTTCGCGACGCCGATCGCAGTCCTGCTCTCGATCTGGAACCACTGCCACGCCGAGATCATCGACACCGCCCAGCACGTCTGGGCCGCCGTGTCCGCGTTCTTCCGGGACACGCTGCGCGACATCGTGTCGCTGGCCCAGGACGGCTGGCGGCTGTTCCAGCAGGTGATCATCCAACCCAACCTCGAACTCTGGGCGGAGATCGAATCACTGTGGCGGTCGGCGCTCGCCTGGCTCGACGGCATCTGGCGGCAGGTCGCCCAGATCGCGTCGGCGGCCTGGGCCCAGGTGCGTGCCTACATCCTCGACCCGCTGGTGCAGATCTACCGGGACGTGACCGGCTGGTTCGGCAAGGTCAACACGGCCATCTTCGACGCGCTCGACTCCGCGCTGCACACGGTCGAGAACATCGGCGACCGGTTCCTCGACATCGGCAAGAACATCGTCATGGGCATCGTCCACGGCGTCGAGGGCCAGGGCGGCGCGCTGTTCGACTCGCTCAAGAACCTGGCGAACGGCGCGCTCAACGCGGCCAAGTCGTTCCTGGGCATCAACAGCCCCTCGCGGGTGATGGCCGACGAGGTCGGCCAGTGGATCCCGCACGGCATCGCCGCCGGTGTCGCCGAGCACGCCCACGTCGCGAGGGCCGCGGTCGGCTCGCTGTCCGCCGGCCTCGCCTCCGTCTCCCTCACCCCCTCGCTCGCCCTCGCCGGCGCCGGGGCCGGGCCGGCGGGGGGCTACGGGGCGGCCGGCTACCAGGTGGCCGAGGTCACCACCATCGTGCAGGTCGACGGCCACGAGCTGTTCCGCGCGATCCAGCCGCACGCGCTGACCAACGACCGCCGCAACCCCCGCCCGGGCTTGGTCTACGCCCGGGCGAACTGAAGAAGGAGGTCCACCGTGGCCGTTGCCGGGCTGCTGCCGTCCTGGCCCCGCCTGAACGTCCAGTTCGCGTTCAACACCGGCGGCACCCAGGGCGGCACCCCGTTCTGGAACGACTACACCGGCCGCCTGCAGGGCAGTTGGACGTGCACCCTGTCCGGGCGGCAGTACGAGCTGGACGCCGTCCAGTCCGGCACCGCCACGTTCACCCTCGACAACACCGACGGCACCTTCGATGTCACCAACACGGCGAGCCCGCTGTACGGGAGCATCAAGCCGTTCCGCCTGGCCCGGGTGACCGCGACCTGGCCGCCGAGCCAGAACCAGCTGCCGCAGGGCCTGGCCAAGGGCACCGCGACCGCCGATGCCCAGGTCACCGCTGGCAGCCGCACCACCGGGTTCGTCACCGCGCCGCCGTCCGGGCAGACCAGCGCCATCACCTGGACCTACCCGGTGGCCGCGGCCGGCCAGGCCTGCGGCCTCGGCGCCACCAACCCGGGCTTCACCACCAGCGACTCCGACGCCATCCCCGTCATCGGCCAGCCAGGCCAAGTGCCCGGCCAGCCATGGACGTTCACCGTGTACGCCTCGATGGCCTCGGGCGGCCAGGCCAGCCTGCAGCTGAACGCCCGGATCTGCTGGTACAACCAGGCCGGTACCCGGATCTCGACCTCCGACGGCCCGGCCACCGCCGTGCCGACCGCGCCCTCCTGGACCCGCCTCGCGGTCACCGGCACCGCCCCGGCCGGCGCCGTGTGGGCCCGCATCGCCGCCTACGGCCCGGGCGCCACCACCACGGCGAGCACCGTGTACCTGACGGGCTGGCAGTTCGAGCAGGCAGCCGCGGCCACCGCCTGGGCGGACCCGGGCGTCACCTACCCGGTCTGGTCCGGGTACGCCGAACGGTTCCGCTCGAAGTGGAACGGCACCGCCCGCGGCACGGTGGAGATCCCGTGCGTGGACGCCCTCGCCGGCCTCGCCCGCCTCACCTTGGTCCAGTCGTTCCAACAACAGCTGCAATCCCTCGGCCCGTCGGCCATGTACCCGTTCAACGAACCCTCCGGCTCGAGCCAGTTCGCGGACGCGACCGGCCACCGGGCCGCCCGCGTCGCGCTCACCTCGCCGTCCGGCCCCGGCGGCGCCACCATCACCTCCGGCAACAGCATCCAAGGATCCGGATCGGTCGGCGCCCCGGGCCCGGTCGTCACCCTGACCAACCCGAACGCCGGGCAGTCCGGCAACAGCAACGCGGGCATGTACATCGGCGTACCCGCCGGCGCCCCCGTCGGGCCGCCGCCCAGCGGCGGCTGGACCCGACTCGTCTGCTTCCGCACCACCGTCAAGCCCGCGTCGATCATGATGCTGTGGACAGCCTTCGGATCGGGCGCCACCGGACTCGCCGGGCCGAAGTCCTACGCCGAGATCTACATCGACTCCAACGGCCACCTCGGCGCGGGCGTCTCCAACGCCGACGGCTCCCAGATCAGCTACGCGACCACCGTGCCGGACATCTACTGCCCGGACGGGAACTGGCACATCGCCGTCATCCAGCTCAGCAGCGACGGCACCACCTTCAACGTCTCCTGCGACAACTACAGCTACCAGAGCACCGCATCAGGCGACATGCACCCGACCGGCTGCGCGGTCGACACCATCGGCGCCTCCGCCTACTCCTACGCCTGCGGGTACCTCTTCAGCGGCGACATCGCCTGGGCCACCGAGATCCCGGCCGCGATCGGCAGCACAACCGCCGCCGACCTCGGGTTCGGCTTCGCCTCCGGCTGGGCCGGGGAAAGCTCCGCCCAGCGCGCCCAGCGGATCCTCACCATGGCCGGCTACCCCGGCACCCTCACCGCGCTCGGCACCCAGGAGGCGATGGGCGGCGCCAACCTGGGCGGCCAGCCCGCCGCCGGCGCCCTGCAGACCGTCGCCGACTCCGAAGCCGGACAGGCCTACGTCGACCCCACCGGAACCGTCACCCTCGCCGGGCGCCGCTGGCGCTACCTCCAGCCCACACCCACCATCACCTTCGGCGAGAACACCCCCGCCGGGGAGGTGCCGTACCTGGGCGACGTCGAGATCGACCTCGACCCCGATCACATCTACAACACCATCGACGTACAGAACCAGGTCGCCGCGGGCGCCGCCCAGCAGCCCGACACCTACGCCACCAACGCCGCCAGCACCGCCGAGTACTTCCCCAGCTCCCTGCAGCGCACCATCAACGTCCAGAACACCGGCGAACCCAGGTACGCCGCCGCCTACTTGGCCAGCCAGTACGCCGAGCCGCTGCCGCGCGCCGGCAAGGTCACCGTCGACCCGTCGGCGAACCCGGGCGTGTGGCCGGCCGTCCTCGGCGTGCAGTTCGGCACCCGGTCTCGGCTCATGCGCCGCCCCAATGCCGCCAGCCCGATCCAGCTCGACACCTTCATCGAGCAGATCGAGTGGCGCGGCGACGACCAGGGCCGCCTGCAGCTGTCCGTACAGATGAGCCCCGCCGCGCCGTACCAGGGCTGGCTGCTCGCCGCCCCGCTGCACACCACCCTTGCCACCGCCGCCACGGCCGGGGCGAGCACGGTCACGCTCGGCGCACTGAACGGCTCGGCCAGCAACCCGGCGTCCACCGTGCTGCCGGGCGGCACCCAGCTCGTCATCGGCTACGGCACCCCGCTGGCCGAGACCGTCACCGTCGCCCCCGGCGGCGTCGCCGCGACCAGCCCGGGCTACACCAGCGTTGCCGTCGCCCTCACCGCCGCACTCGCCAACGGCCACGCCGCTGGCGTCACCGTCTGCCAGCCGCCACCCGCCGGTCTGCCGGCCGCCACCCTCGCCGCCTGGCCAACCGCCCTCGACACCTCGGCGACCCTCACCGCCACCGGCGGCCCGCGCGCCGCCTACTGACAACCGGAGCCCGCGTGACCGAACTTGCCCTCACCACCCCCTACAGCTGGTCCGTCGGCGACGACTTCACCGCCGCGATCGGCAACGGCATCCGCGACCAACTGACCTTCCTGCAGGGACCGCCCGACTTCGTCGGCTACCAGAGCACCGCCCAGTCCCTGCCCAACGCCACCTGGACCCCGCTCGGCCTCGACAGCTACCAGGTCGACAGCTACGCAGGCCACAGCACCACCGTCAACAACTCCCGGTACACCTGCCAGCCCGGCGTCCAGGGCTGGTACACCGTGTGCGGCGTCTACGGCACCGTCAACGGCAACAGCGCCGGCTTCAGAGCCGTCCGCCTGCAGGTCAACGGCTCACCGGTCATCGCCGGCTCCGTCTACGCCCCGACCAACGGCACCTTCGAGGTCGGCGTGATCACCCCGACGAAGGACATCTACCTCAACGTCGGGGACTACGTCGAGGTCGCCGGCTGGCAGTCCACCGGCGGCAGCTACGGCACGACCCTCGACAGCGACATCAGATGCGGATTGTGGGTGCGCTTCTCCCATGACTGACCCGACCCCCCTCACCCCCACCGGCCCGGTGTGCGCCGGCTGCCCGAGCCGACCGATCGTGCAGTGGCGCCGCCGGCCCACCGACGCCGAGCTCGCCGACATCATCGCCGCCGCACAGCACCGCCGCGACCAGGCCGCCCAACTGGCCGACCCCAACCGCCCGTTGATCCTCGGCCCGCTGCCCACCGCAGCCGACACCACCATCACCGTGCAGGCCTGCGCCGAGCACGCCATCCACATCGACACCGCCGCCCGGATCCACGCCCCCAACTGCCCGGCACCCCACCCCGACCACCTGCCCGACTGCGGCTGCCAGCCCGAACCCCTCCCCGCGCCCGA